TGTGTATTTTTTCAATATCTCAGGCAAGTGTAATGTTTGAAAAGGATATACAGGAACAGTGATTGAGTCATGGTTGATAGATTTCAACTGCGAGTCAATTGCTAACTGACTGACGGGATGGCATTCTTTTTTAAATCCATGCATGGATCCATCTGGCAACACATCTGCATCTACACTGGTGTATTCATTGGAATAGTTCCTGAGAACATATTCCAATGTTGATCCGAACATGCCCGGAACAAAAAACACATGGATCATGCAGGACGATATCCAGCCAGTCTACGAGCATCTTCCCACCACATGTTCTTGGCATTCTTGCCCTGGTGCCACTTGTTGAACTGTTGCCATGCATAGCTCTTGAAGTTGTAGAGATCGCTTTCGTTGTAGCGATATCCGTATTCCTGACAGAACTCCTGGTACGCTTCGAGGTCCTCAAAGATCTCAGTCACACGGGGATTGGGTTTGAAAGACAATTTGGCCATGATGGCTCCTTTTAGATTTTAATTGATTGAGCAGGTTGGGTGAGATTGTATTGTATTGACGCACCGTTCTCACCATCCTCGGATACATCAATCCAGACTGAACGGTCTGGATATTGGGAGGCAATCTGATCATAAAGATCATCAGCCATCATTTCGCAACTTTTGTAATTTAGACTGAGAGTGGAATCACGATACAGATTCTCGAGCCACCGTTTGAACTGGATGAACTCGATGTCCCGGTCATTATGGAACACATCGACCCACACCCTGAAATGAAAGATGTGGCGGTGAGGACTAGCAAGAAACGATACATCATATTCATCTCCAGTGGCCAAGGCAGGATCTGTGGCAGCAGCTGGATATTTATGGATTCCTTCCTTGCAGAATGTGACCCAAATTTGTCGTCGGGCTTGTTGCATGATTCTGCTGCGGGTGTCTGCTAGTGATTGTTCTCGTTGATTCATAATGTTTTGTCCTTGGTATATTTAGACCAGTCAGTGAAGTGATCTCGATTTTGTAATTCATGCACACTGTGGCACCACACTCCGGGATTGGTTGCGTCAAAGTCTCGGTCGTCTAGTTTGAGTGTGGCGTTGTAGCCCAGTTGCCGTATGTAAGGCAGTTTCACAGAGATCATGGGAATGAAGTTGCGATATTCACACAATCCTGATTCTAGCAGGCCTTCCACGCATCGAACATCTATGTCCAGGGTGCATAGATAGTCGCGATCAAGAAAGCCTCGGATCATGTGTTCCCAAGGTTTCCACGCCTCAGCATCATTCACATGTGGATTGGGAAAACTCTGATTAGCACCAAAGTAGATATGACGCCGTCCATTCAAGCGATACGCAATCCATTCCGCCTCTTGAATACCAACCACAAACAATGTGGGCATGCCATATGCTGGTGTGTGTTCTACTTCTGTGCCTGTAAAAAACTTTACTGATTCGTCGTGATCTGGTCTAATCATTTTGCCTGCTCGTTTTCAAGTTGATCTAGTGCTGCTGTACTTAATTGTACTACATCATCCGTGGTCATGTCAACCTCTTCCACATCAAAAAGAGCATTAAACTTTGTGTTGGCATTCACGGTCTTTTTGCCTTTGAAGCCACGTGTGCCAATGATGTCCATCCAGTATTTGGAATAGTGTTCGATTATGGCTTCTGACTCGGCTCGATCAGTGGTGGCAAAGATTGCATCCACAATGTCTGCAAATCGGGCATGGTCGCCACTTTCATTCCACATCATGTATGGCCACTCAGCACCTGCGTCAAATGTTTGGTTGGCTCGTTGTACTGATTCCAAATGTGTCCAAACATTATGGCCCATGAGCAAGGCATATGAAAAACTGTCCCAACTGGTCTTGCCATTTTTGCCAATTTTGTTTAGATCCGGCAGCACATGAAAGTGAGCCATGTTGTTGGGATCAAATATTTCACCATTCAATTCTGCATCTGTTTTGCGAACACCTGGTTTGTAAATGCAGATATCTTTCAGTTGCAACTGACTACTGATTGGACTTTCATCAAAGTGATCCACAAATTTTTCTGCTACCACAGCTGGTCCATATGGGCGTGTGTCTGTGGAATATTTTTTGTCATCCACAATGGGGCTCATTCGATAGCTCCATTTTTCATTGTGTGTCAAATCAATTTCATGATATACCTGTCCGTTGGCAGTGGCCAAGAATGGACTGGCACAGTCAAAGCTGATGGTAAAGGTTGGGTTCACATATTTTCTCACAGCACGTTGAATCACAGTGAGCAACACTGCCCACTCCAGTTTGCTTGTGCCCAGAAAGTGCATCCAGTCATGAGTGCCTGATTGCAACAAGTTGTCATGCCGTAGTGCCACCAGTCTGAGAAGTATCAGATGTACGTCACACATGTTCTGCCCGCCCATGGCCCAGCCATCAAAGTGTGTGTCTGGGTATTTCACAGGGTCACAATAGTCCTTCATTTCTTGATACCAAGATTCTGCACTGGTATGATTGTCGCCTTGCAGCACGTTTAGAATTTTTGTTCCGCCGTTGTTCTTTCCTCGACGATTCTTCATAAAGTACTCGTTGTTGTACTTGGTTGCTGCCACAGCTTCTGGCAAGGTCTTGATGCCACATGCGTCACTGGCTTTCTTGTCATGGATTACCCAGGTAGGAATATCCAGAGTCATTGCATAGTCACTGATGCCATCTAGCCATTTGAGAATAGCATCACGTTTCTTTTGTGCTTTGGCACAACCTGAATTGGCCTTCCAGTCACCTTCCCACAGGCCCTTGGCAATCTGAAATCCACCGGAATCGCCCAGCATGAACGTACCGGGTTCACGACTGCGAACCATGTCCTCAGACCAGTCCTGCTTGTTCAGATCCAGATTGGCATGTCCACCAGAATACAGGCTCCACTTGTAGGGAAACAAGGCTTTAGAACTGTTGAGCCAGTTCAGTTGTTCCATGTCTGCTATACCACTGGGCATACGACTGGGAGCAACATAAGGACCATTTACTGGATCACGCTGTTTGCCTATGTATGTTGCATAGAATCCAGAGATAGCCGGAAGGAACACAGCATATTGACTTAGTCCATCAGGACCCAGTTGTTTTTCAGTAAAATTATCTTGAGTCATTGTTTTGTTCTAGCTATTAATTCATAATCTTTTGCATACGCCTTGATCACACGTTGCGCAAGATCAGGTCGTTGCTGTAGTCGATCAACAAAGAACTTTTGCAATAGTCGCATGTTGGCATTGGTACTGGCTGAGTTTGAGTCTAGATCCGGATATGGAGCAAATCCAAGATAGTTGGCAATTGCTGTATCAAAGTTGCGATCTAACATGAAGTATTTTCTCTTGACTGCGGGCAACAGGTTCTCAACAAACTCATGCTGCGGCCACACATGATCATCAAATCTATTGACAACATCAAATATCAAACGCTCGGTGGTCTGATTGTAGCCGTCTATCCATTGCACTGCATCCATGCGCCAGTTGTGCGGCGAATATGGTTCGTCAGGCAACACAGGACCATTAGGACCCTGCACTGAAAGTATATAGGTGTTTAGATATTGTACTATTCCACTTACCCAACGATCCAGTGGATCTCGCAGTATCACAATCATTTCTGTTATGGTATCACTGTGATCATCTGCCACTGTGGTCATCCACTGATGTCGTCTTGCCCAGTCCAACATATAACTACTGGCGTTCTTGGGAATGTTCACAATGAACTGTGACAGTTCCGGACTCAGTGTTCCGGAGCCGTAACCAAACCCGCGATCAACCAGTTGTGGTATCATTTGGTCTGTGCAGGCAAAATGTAGTTGTACACTGCAAGACCAGAATTCACTGTGATTTGCATACAGCCATCATCGGATATCTGCATGGTTTTATCACCAGTCAGGCTCAGAATGCTCATGACCTGCGATACTGGCCACGACCAGGCATGCTTTAATGTGCCAGTAATGTCGTGCTGGAACACAAAGTTACCACTGTGTGTGGAATGATCACCAAAGAAGAATTTGAGATCCTTACCATCAGTTTTGACCTGAAAGTTGAGTTCTTCTGAATTGGCCTGTGCTTGCATTCGCAAACGTTGGATAGCAGCCACAGTGGGTTCAAAAGTAACATGCCATGGCACACCCTTGAATTTCAATGTCTGGAGTTTGGCATTCACAACATCACTGGTCATAAATCGATAGTTGTTTTTGAAGTCGCCCACTTTGTTTTCAAACGTGATGCCGTCCAGGTCGCCATTGGTTTTGCGTGTGACTGCCAGCTTGGCATCTTCTCGATATTCTTGCAAGTTCAACAGTGTCTTGAGTTTGCCAAGATTGGGCATGCCACATGTTCCAACGAAATCAGCCATTGGATTGGCAAACTGTGCGTTGATAATAACTGATTTGTCTTCGGCCAGTCCACCAACTGTGGTAGCAGAATCAGTGCCGGTGATCTTGATCAAGTCAATGCAGCCCAGGTCAAATGTGTGTTGTACAATGTCTAGTAAATAGTCTTTCATGTGTTGGTCCTTTTGTTAAAACGTATAATCAATCTTCGGAGTTTTTCATCCGACAATCCCATTGCTTCTATCTTGGTAGATATTGCTCTGCGAACTTTTTTGATGTTGAGTTGCCCCTTTGTGGTAGCATCCTTGAGATCCACTGGCAATATTGCAGCTATCTCAACCAGTGCCATTAGCTCTAGTTCATTATAGATATCTTTTGTTGATCTGTCAACTGATTCTGGTGGGGTGGCGTCAATTATTGTGAGTGGCGCAGCATCAATATCTTCTTTTCTAAAAATTCCTGCCAGGGCCTGTCCGCCTCTGATACTTGCCAGTACTCCGGGTTTTTTTAGTTCTATCCAACTGGTGCTGTTGTTGTGCTCGTAGGTGATTTCGTAACCCAGTATCAGTGCATGCTCACGCACCAGTCTACCAGGAGTATAGCAGCAAAAGTGATGTTCCACAAGACTTACTGCACCTTGTTGATCGCAGTTGTTGTAACCGAATACAAAACTTCCTCCCGGTCTCAACAGGCCAAACACCTCGGTCATGTATTGCTTGACTATTTCCAAGGGCTTGAAGTTGAAGTAATGAAATGCATACACAAATCCAAATTGCTGTTTGGGCAGATTCCAAAATATTGGATTGGTGGTGTATTCCTTGACCACATAATAGCGAAGTCTACGCTGGTACTCTTCGGTAAACTGTGATCGCATGGGTTCCAGCAGATCTGTGTTGGTATCCACAAAGTACAAGGGATCCAGTGCAACCAGGTCCTCTACGCCGGGACTGTGTGCTGGTCTAATCACCATGCCCGGATAGTGCCAGTCAGTGTACAGTTGCAATCGACTTTGTAAAAACACCCAGGTCAGGGGCTCTATGGACAGTTGCCTTGACAGTATATGTTCGGGCGTGTCGTTCTTCATGTTGTTCTGGTACAGATCCGTGCTGTCAGCAAAGTACTCAGATTCTTGCTGTACAATCAAGGCTTGTACGCTGTCTCTAAGTTGCTGTAGATTCTGATCAAACTGTCCAAGAAATTTCTCAGCACGACTCTTTGATTCGTTTAGACTGGCCAGGGCATCGGGCACCTGCACCCGACTGTCTTCAACAATCTTCACAATCTTTTTCAGCTCTGCAATAGTTTCAGTTGCAGTTGCCTGCACACTCAAGGTGTCCAGCGTATTTAGATATCCAACAAGGTCACTCAGTTTCATTCGAACGAAAACAAACTTGTAAATGTATTTTCAGTATTGGTTGCAGATGCAAGATCCCACTCCAGCACACCCAGTAGGTTGTCAATTTTTTGATCCACAACCGTGGCTTCCATCAGGCTGTTGTCAAAAGGCAGTTCTGTAAACCAGGCAGGCAAGCGTTGCTCATCTGTGGGATATCCAATTGACGTCCAGCCCAGAGCATTTGACTTGAGCTTGCACACAATGGTCTTCATGCCGTCCACAATCTGCATGCTGTAGTTGTCGCTGTTCATTTTTCTCATGTTGTTCCAGTTCAGTGCTGCTCTGACATGTCCAGGCATGTTGGCTCGACCTTGTGCTGCTTCTGCTGCACCATATTTGGTCAAGTTGTTCACACGCTTGGGTGAACCTTTCTCCCAGCCCGGCCGTTCCCGGAATTCATATTTGAACTTGCGAATATGTTCAATCACGTCATCACGTTGTGTACCACTCAAGATCTTGTTTAGAATTTCCAACAAGAACTCTTGAATAACCTTGGGCGTGTCTGAACGTTTTAGATCCAGACCAGTGGCCTTGGTCTTGCCAATCTTGCCGCCCACATCCAGTCGGTTGCCTTCATGATCAATGATGTTCACAGCATAACGCTTCTTGGTAATAAACAAGCTGCGGTCCGCCACCATCTCACGACCACACTTGATCAGTTCTCCCATGTCTCGCGGACAATGAAATGCCTGTTCCATAAAGCCCGGAAACGAATCATTCACTTGATCAGCAATTGAGTCATACAAAGCAATGCAAGTTTCCTTGCTCCACTCCATGCGACCTTCGGCAACTTCGTCCTTCAGCACAGACCATGCACTAAAATAACACGAATCTGTGTCACCGTAGATAACAGCCTCACCCACATGATCATATTTGCCAGTAATACACTCGTTGATGTAGGCATCCATGTGTCTAGCAATAGCACGACCAGTCAGTGTGGTTGATTGTCCAATACGCTTGTCAAAGAATCTACAACCGGGATTCAAAATAGCACCGTACAAGCTGTTCAGATTAATCTTCTTGACCAGTTGTCGCTTGTCCCAGAATGCAATGTCCTTGGGATCCGTTGCTGCTTTTTTCTTGGCCTGCATGTCCTTGCGTTCTGAGTACCAGCGTTCCAGCAAGCCGGGAATGATACCTTTTTTCTCGTAGGTGAGAATAGTACCATTGGCAGTGAGTATCCAGGGCTGGTGACTGTCAAAGATCAGTTTCCAAATCTCTGCTGCTGAGTGAGAGCTTTCTGACCCGTCCTGCCAGTCAATGGTGATCTCTGTGCCAACTTCTGTGTTCATCACAGCGGTGTATTCAAGACTGCCAAACAAGTTCTCCCAGGCGTCGGCAAACTTGCCGCCGTTTGCAGCCATCTTTTCTCGGATATAATGGTCAGTCATGGTTTGTCGCAACTGACCCACGATGGTTTCCGGTCCCATGTTCTGTGCTCGAATAGCCGAAGGATACAGACTGTTGATGTCAACTGACCCTACCCATTCATGTAGACCTTTTTTGGGATACGCAACATAGGCACCGGCTGCTTGATTGTCTTCAGTGTCGTTGCGTTGCTTGCGATTGGGCACAACAAATCCACGTTCATGTGCTTCCACAATGATGGCCTGTTCAGTCACTGCCACAGCACCCATTGTGGTCTGCAACAACACCGTATTGGCATGTGCCAGTTCGCTGGCCAGTTCTAGGAAGCGCAGTTTCCGGTCCAGCTTGTCTAGCAGTGCAGTATCCTGCCGATTGTATTCAATAAACTTCTTGAAGTGTTGATTGTACAACTGATCCAGGGTGCCTTCGAACTGTGTCTTGGTCTCTCCCAGTTCGTATTCGGCAATGGCATCTAGACTGTAGCTGTGCCGTTCTTCATAGGTGTACTTGCGATACAACTGCATATAGTCCATGTGTACTCGACCCACCAGATCATAGGTTTCTTGTTCAGCACCAAAGCGTTCAAACATACGCTTCTTGGGATGTTGCCCCCAGAGACAGAACTTGCGAGTGTCATCCTTGCTGAGAACTCGGATGGTTCGGTTGATGGTGTAGGGAATATCGTAGCCCTCTGAGTTCCAGCCACTCAACACGTCTGCATCGTCGATCAGGTCCAGGAACATCTTGATCATGTCACGTTCGTCTTCAAACAAGAATGTGTTGTCAAAGTCAGCCACCAGTTCCTGTGCTGTGGCCATGCTCATGTGCTTGGGTGGCACAGCCATGGTGACCATTTGATCCAGCCAGTTCAGATACACTGATATGGCAGTGATGGGATTGAACGGATCATCCACAGGTGAGAATCCGCGATCCTTGTTGAAGTCTACCTCAATGTCAAAAAATGCTGTGTGCAGATCCGGAGCATCCTGGCCCTTGTAGTTGTCCTCTAAACAACGAAAGATTGGATTGATATCGCTTTCATACAACTGCTTGCCGGAATGCATGCTGACTTCTTTGCGAAACTCTTTGTTGTTCCTGGTGCTGAATCTTGACACAGGCGTGTCATAGATGCTGCGATGTTTACCCTTGGGGTCATCATAGTAGAACACAAAGTTTGCTGGATATTCCCTGTAGACTCGATTGCCGTTGCGGCGTTCTACCACGTGAATGCGATCGTGGGCACGATCAAAAAGACTGTCAACATAACTCATATATTTCTCCGTTTATGGCCGGTAAGCCGTGATTCATGCCCGTCAAGGTGAGCGAAGCCTGTGTAATATATATATGCGTAATCTCCCATCCCAGCAGTTTTAAACAAAAACGCAGAGGATAGGCACAAAAATCTTCTCGTATGTAATTCGCTGTTCCGGACCGCCAGTTATTAAAGGATCGTACCATGTTTTTTTATCATTTCTAAATGTTGCCGAATGCCGTCTAAATGTTGCTGAATGCTGTTTTGATAGAACTCAATTTCTGACTGCGTGATTTCCTGTGAGTTCAATTGTTCGAACCAGTTATAACATTGATCAATGTTGATTATCAGTTCCTTGTTGTTATAGGGACTCTTGTCCTGTAGGGTCAGATTTATGGGCTTTTTGATATCCAATTTAGAAAACAAGTAATACGGATCTGCGATCAACTCCTCATAGTAGACATCAATGCATTGAGCAAAATTATTTTTGTTAATGACCTTATAGAAAATTTTATGATGCTGATAGGCATTAGTAAATTCAATTTGCTCTACGGTAAATCTTTTGTTGTATTTGCCCTGATATTGAGTAAATTCGTTTGTGCGTGTTCCTACCAGGGTGCTGATTATTGAAGAAAATATGTCCCGACGGTGGCTAACAAACACCCAAGACTCAGCAGTTACTGGGATAATTAGAGGATCGTGGCTGTGTATAATCCTGGCATTTTTTTTAAAATGATGAGATAGATTTTTGAGAATAAGTTGACTACCAGTACGTCCCGGAGTCAACACCACAGCCGAAAACATTAAAGCGTCTTGCCCACGGTGGTGAGAATTGTTTCCAGCAGTTCGTGATCCTGTTGTTCTTGTCCAAAGCTGGCCTTGTGTGCCAGGCGGATTGCTTTTTTCAGCACAGCCGGTTTTATTTCCAGTTCCTCTGCAATGGCCTTGACTGTGTCAGTAAGGCCGCCTTGTAGGGTGTCAATTTCGTGCATGACCTGACACCCTTCATTGATGATCTGCGTGAGTTTAATTTTCTGGTCGCCGTTGAATGTTTTGTTTTCCATGAGAATCTCCTAAAGTAGTCAGCTAGTATAACTGATACAGTAGGAGATGTCAAGGTGTTGTTGCTCTTTTTGGATTCCCAGTAGCGAATTGGGCCGTCCAAGGCAGAAGCCGCCTACATCACGCAACTAGTGCGGTCCTAAGG